ATACCTAATGCAGCCCCTTGCGCGGCTCTTTTTGTGGCTCTTGCGGCTTGGGTTCCCATGATTGTTAATTGTTGAATTGTATCATACAAGACTTTTTGGCTTGCTGTAGGTTCTTTGTAGGCTTGTAATTCTGCCGTTAATCTATCTACTTCGGGCTTAACAGAGTCGATATCTTCGCCTTTATAGGCTCTATATTGTGCATCTGAAAGCTTAACCATGTCAGACCCGGAATTAAAAGCGTCTTTAGCGAGGTCAAATATCCCTCTCGTATCTTTTATGTCCCCATACTCTTTAAGCGCAATGGCGGCTCCTACGGGATCTTGCTTTCTAAGGGCTTGAATTTCAGGATACATAGCATCCAGGGCTTCGGCTGAAAAGGCACTGCCACCCATAAAGCGTGCGTTTAAACGCTGATTGTATAGCTTTTCTGCCTGTTCGTAAGCCGCTTCATTATCCATTAAAAACTGCGGTGAAACGCCTATAAATTGCGCGTATACTTTGGCATTGTGCATACCTTCGGCGTTTCCATTAAAGATGTTACGATATACATCCATAGCCGAGTCTTTGATCGCGTCGATAAAATTCGGTTTTTGGGAAGGCGGTGCCGTTGCTCCGGCAAGGTCTTCTGCTGACGGATTTCTATAGTCTGACGTCGGTCTGAAATTCATTGTGCCATTAGCAAGTATGGCATCGGCTTCTTTCCATCGTTTTGCCTGGTCTGCATCGTATTCTACCTGGCCTTCTTGTATTGCCGTTTCTGAATCTTTAAATCCTAACACATCATTATTCGGTGTTTCGCCGGTAGGATTTTCAGGATTAATTTTAAAGTTGTTAAAATTGTATTCTGCCATTGTTTCACGTCCTTATTTGTACTGCCCGCTTTTAATGTAGTGTTCGGTAGTTTCTCCGTTTAACAACTGTTGATAGTACATATCGTGCACCGTGCTTTCGGTTCCGTCGGTCCAATAAATCTTCCAGTACGTTTCGCCGTCGTCTCCCGTTTCTGAATATGCGTCTTTAATTCCGGCTGATAATTGGTCCGCTCTTGTTCTTCCATAAGACTCATCTCTTGACGTTACGAGCGTTATAGCGTACGCATACATTTCGTCTTGAGTCGGTTCTCTACCTTGCTGTGATTCAAATTCCGCCGCCCATCCTGCAACGGACCGTTGAATTACTTCTGCGTTGTTAATAAAAGTATCTTTATCTATTCCGGATCGTCTTGCCAGGTTATCCATGTTAATAGTGAACTCAGGCTTAAATTCGCCAGTACCATTTGTGTAATCATTAAAAGCTTTGGACATACTGTTTTGTTCGTTTATCGACAATGAAATTCCATTTGAATTGCAATAGTTTATAAATTCGCTAAAGCTATTAAACTGGCGGCCAATCATTGATTTAAACTGTGTCAATCTTCCGCCTTGTCCTCCGCCACTTCCTCCGGATCCGCCGCTTCCGCCTCCCGCTGCTCTAGGTGTCGCTATATATGTTCCTATAGCACCCTTTAAGGCTGCGTATACTTTGGGATTTCCCTTGCCGTATTTTTCGGCTATAGCTAATGCTGATTCGTAAGTCAGTGTTCCGTTTTCGTGGGCCAATTGCATTTCTTGAAGTCCCGCCTTTACCAGTCCGTCGTTTGCGATTTCTTCGTTTCTTGTGGCTTGGGCTTGGTAGGCGTCTGCGATTTTTAGCATGTGCTGTGCTTCTTCTTCTGAATATTTAACGCGTGTTCTTGTCGTTTTAGCGTTTTCGGCTTCTTTTGGAATTATAATTTGTGTCGGTTTTAGGTGTTGTGGGTCAAAATCTGCATTACTTGCTTCTGCCACGCCGCCTTGGTTGTTATTGTTGCTAGACATATTGCCTACCACTTTCCCGCCTTCTTCTGCGATCATAACGTGAGTTTGGGTGTCACCCCCTACATCGTCGTATACGATAATTGAACCGGGTTTTACTTTTGACGGGTCGTAAGGAATTACCGACATACCGGATTCTTTGGCTCTATTAACCAGAACATCTACATTTACCACGTTGTCATCGTGGAACTTTTTCAATGTAGGGGAATATGCCGCGCCAATGCTGCATACCGCTTCCACACACGCCACTTTGCCGTTTGCAAGCGGAGCGTTTCCTGTCCACTGTACGCCTTGGTTTATAGCGTTTTGGATGCTTGAACTGCTTGTGCCTATCTTTTCTTTTGCTTTATGAGCTTTGGCTAATCTGTCATTTACGGAAGCGTTTCCAGGCGGTGCTTCATCCCATGTATAAAAATCGTTATCAAGATAAAACCCGTCTTTTTTATCAAGCCATGCCTTACCGGCAGCCGGTCCGAAATTCCACGCGATAATAAGTGCGTCTTCATCGTCCGAGCCTATCCATTGGGCTAACGTCTTTTTGTATTGAGCTGCTACTTTATCTTGTGCTTCCGGCGACCTGTCGTTCGGATCTATACCTATTTTTTGTGCTTCTTCGGCGTAGGTGCTAGGTGAAAATTGGTATCTTCCAAAATGTCCGGAGTCGTTAACTAGGTTGTAGTCGTTATTATCAGTCTCTACGGCGGCAATCATTTCAAGAGTTGTGTCGCCCGTTTTTCCGCCGCCACCTTCTTCTACGGTGTAGGTCATTTTTGAGCGTATGTATTCTTCGCGCTTTTTAGGATCGCTGGGATATAGTTTCCATGCTTCCTTCGCTATGTCCGTCATATCATGTTCGCGCTTTCGTACGTTTAATTCTGTTCTTAATTTGGTGATATCGGCGTCGTAAACAAACGGGGAGACCTTGTCGATAAGACTATATGCGTCTTCGTAATCCGATTCGTCGCCGCTTTTGATTTTGTTGTAAACCCATTGTTGTGCAAATGTTGTTGCGGTTTTTTTTGTCATCTCATCCAACTTTTCTTCGCCGTATATGTTTTTATATTGGCTATACACGATGCCTCTTATTTGAGTCAGGGACGAATAAGCGTTTTCTAGCGTATTAGTTTCCATCGCCGTGTCTGTGACGTCTGCCACGGCTCTTGCTACACTTTCGTTTCTATGGGTCGTTGTTTTTTCGTACTGGTCTTGCATAACAGCTCCGGTCTTTGTGAGGTTATTTTCGTCCGCCATGGCGTTAAAAGCCCTGTGTGCCTTTTCGTAATTGGGAAGGTTTGCGATTGTTTCTCTTCTTATTTTTGCTTCGCCTTCTTGGTATTGCTTTAAAATGTCTAAGGCATTCGTATCTTGCTTGTGCAATAGGCCACTATCCGGATCGTTTAATAAGTCGTTTACACGCTTTTTGTATTCGTTGGTGGCGTCAAGGACCTTCATGCTTATTTGGTCATCTACATATGCCTGTATTTGTCCTTGTAAAGCCCCTACAGCCTTTCCCATTAATTGATTCCCGGTTGTATTTCCGCCAAAGGCTTCTATGTTATTTGTGGCCTGTACGTTTGCGTTTTCGACGTTAGGGTCTACGGCTCTGTTGTATGATTTTATTTCCATGGGCTACCCCCTAAAATTCTTAGATCCAAAGGGATTTGAACTGAACAGTCCTTTTTCTTTTCCCCTGTACTGCGATTTTCCGAGTAGGTCAGGCTTGTAATTAAAGTCTCCGCCTACATTGTCTTTTTTGGCCGAGGCATACTCATGTTTAATTCCGTACATACTGGAAGCTGTTGAAAGAAGCGTGGCTATGCCGGCTAATTTCCCCTGGGCCTTGGCGTTTTCGGCCGAGGCTTTATAACCTGCGGCTTGGTTTTCATAGTTGTATTGGTTGAATAATTCCGAGCGTTCGTCGTTGCGCTGGTTTTGCAGTAATTGGCTGCTGTCATCTTGGTATGTGCCGTACGACGAGATGAGGATATCTAAGGGACTACCCGTAAGTGTCATGTTCGATGCGCCGGCCTGGGCTGCTGTTTGTCCTGCCATTAGCCGCATCCTGTCGTCAAGTTTACGTTGATCATTTGCGTATTTATCGGCGATTTGGTCTTGCCGGAGTTCACTTATTTTAGCGTTTTGCTCTGCCGCTTGTTCTTGCTGTCTATACATAGCGACCTTGGCGTTTGTTTCTTGCTTTATCTGCTTATATTGCATGATGCCCTGGACGGCTTGGCCGGCTATCATGCCCCATATTCCACACATTATTCATTCCTCCTTATTACAAATTGTTGCCAGGTTATGCCGTTTTCATTAAATGGCGTACCAAAAACGGCGCCAGCTCTTTTTAGCCAACGCCGTGATTCACTATTATCTATGCTTATGTAATTCGTTACGGGCCCGTATTCTTTAATGAATCTGCTGATTTTATCGAGCCCCATTGTGATTAATTCTTTTTTGTAGTTTTTTAGCTTCGTCGTTCCCACCATCCATACAGCATGGCAGCCGTTTACGGGATATTTTACGATCCCGTATATAGCGATGGGTTCACTGTTTTTACCGAACGCTAGAAAGTTATCGCAAAATTCATGCATGGCGCATTTAGTAACGGATGTGTAGGCCCCTTGTAGTTCTTTTTTATCGATAGGCCTCAGATGTTCTTCTATGTACTTTACGGCCTGGAGGTGCTTTTTATTTTCCTTGTTAAATTTCTCCGTTATAACTTTTGACGATGCCACCATCAATGCTTACCTCTCTTATGATTGCGTTTAGTTCAAACGGGAACGGTTCGTTGTGTTTGATGCAGATATGGTTTTTGGTGTTGCTGCCGATATTGGCTACCGGCATTTGTTGCACGATATCTCCGGTTTCCAGTGTTTCGTAATCTTCGTATCGTAATTCGTCCATATCCTTATCTTTAAACGTATATCCGATATGGCCACCGTAGGATTTTTCTACTCTTAATACGACGGTATTAATCTTTGAAATCCTCGCCTGCATAGTGCCTTCTTTTAAGCCTATATCGGGGCCCGGCTGCTTAATTTTCGTTTCATAGGCAAGGCCAATTGTAATATCCGAAAACGACTGGCCAAAGGCTACTAAGCCATTTTCAGGAACTTGTGCATCTTGCAGTCTTGTACCGTCCGCTAAGATTTGTATGGTTTTTCCTGTAAGGTGCGGTGCTTTTATACTGCTGCCGCTTCCCGCAACGTATGAATCCATGTATACGGCCGCTTCTATATCAGGATTAAACCGCTCTATATAGATTTTTCCGTCTCTTTCTACGGTTACGTATAATACGTCGCTTGCGCCGTTTGGAATGGATGCTACTTTTTTATATTTGCCGTCTGTCTTATGATGCGACCAGGCAAATACGTTTTGCTCTTTAATAAAGGCCAGTGAAAGCAGCACACCGTCGTCACGAATGTAATACAAGGTGCTGTTGGGCTCTTGGATGTAAGCGGATGATACCAGCTTGTGGCCTTCTGTTAAATGTGTTGCCAGAAGCGTTAAGTCATCGCCGTTGTAGTTATCCGCATCATACTGATAGCCGAGGTCTCTTACGGTCTTTCCGCTTCGTTGCACGTGTACAATACGATTTCCGATATGTTGCGGAGGGCATGTGTTGGATCCTCTCATGGTTTGCGGACGAGGATTAATTTTAGCCGGCGTAATGACGCTGGATCCTTCTATAATCCATTCGTTACCTGTTGTTAATATAACCAGGTCCTTGGCCGGTACTAAATGAAGAATTTCAAAGCCGTTACGGGTAATAAGGTCTGCTTTAATAGCCGAGTCGTCCGTTACACCACCGTCTACTTTTTCGATGCCAAAATTCGGATAATCCCCCGTTCTACTCATCCATATGGAGTAGGGCTCTTTTTTTGTTGCAGCTAAGACTAATCTATCTTGGAAAAAGCACGCCATTTTAGGGTATCCGTTATCATTGTTCCAGCTACTTAATGCATATACTTGGGTTTTGTCTGTGTTTGCAAAATCAGTAATGACTGATACTTTAACTTCCGTCGGTGAGATGACTTCTGTAATTTTAGCGGTGCCGTCGTTTGAATAAGGGTTACGGGAAAAGTCTACGGTAAGTTTACCGCTTTCGTTGTCTGCATCCGTCACAGCTACTGCTTTCATCCATGTAGGTGTGGTGACGGTACCTGATTCAGTGAAGTTTTGGTCGTTATTTGATTTGTAACTTCTGTACTCTTGCCAGGTCTTATTATCGTCCGAGTGATATACGGTAACTTTACCTTTCCATGTTCCGTGAGTTGTAATTTTCCAGGCCTTTCCCACTCGTATAGACTTGGTTTCTTCTGTAATGGAAGAGGCTTGTATTTCAATTCGTTCTGACTGATTTTCAGCTTGCTGGGTTAATTTTATGTGGCTATTTACCATGCCGGGTGTGAATGTGTCTTTTGTGGCCGTAATGGTGACGTCGTTTCCCGATGTGGCCGAGGGTTTTAATTCGTTATTTCCGGTGAAGGTGATTCTGACGTATCCGTTTTGGCCGTCTTTTCCGTCTGTTATTTGCGTTGGGTTGTGCGTGACGTCTTCGCAGTTTCCAGGGGCCCCGCCCTTAGCGGTCCCATGGTAGTTTTCTGTCTTGAGGTCTTCACTTTGGTTTATTTTTCTTCGTGCCTTGCCACCGCCCCCGCCTTTGGCGGTTTTCCCGTTAAATGAGCTTTCTTCTCCATTCGTTCCATTTTCCGATTTTAATATATCCCCGTCTGTTTTTCTTTCCTGGTATACCGATTTTCCACCTTTCCCAGCTTTTCCTACTGTTATGTTGTATATTTCTCCCTGTGTTAATATATATGTTATTTTTTTTGTTTCTCCGTTTCCGCCAGGTCCTCCCAAATAAGCCTGGTATAATTTTCGATGGTGTTTCCCTTCGTATTGTTCAGTGGTTATTCCAGCTCCACCACCGCCAGCTCCTGTAATTTCTATATCATATCTACCCGTAAACTGTGGTGTGAACGTATATGTTCCGGGTGTTGTGAACGATGTTTCTTTGTTTATCGTCTGTACGGTCGAATCATAATAAGGTTCTGTTATTTCGTACTCTTTAAACGTCCAGCCTGTAGCCGTTCTTTGAAGGCATTGTATCGGATACTCGCCGGAGCAAATAAACATGGTGTCGGCCGATTGGGTGAATTGTAAGTTATCCACATTGTCGTACGGTGTGGATAACTCCGTGCCGGTGTATTTTCCGTCTTCCCAGATACGTATGTACTGATAACCTACTTCTAGGAGATAGGCATCGTCTATGCCGGCATTAAAGGCAACAAGGGCCGTCGGCTTATCGTCGTATTTAACTTTTCCGATAAATTCCGATCCTTGCCTACGGTAACACCCGCCGAACGGGCGGATGACTAGGTTTTGAGCTGTTAGAAGAGCTGATTTATATTTATCGAGGTCTACCCGGTTTGCGACGTACGGCGATATTTCGCCGGCTGCAAATGACGGCTGTATGAGATATACGTTCATCGTACCCTCCGAGTGTTGGCGTAATTACTATGATATACCGCATCCCTTTGGCCTTCTCTTGCGTCGTTTAGCTGGGCGTCGTGAATAATAGCCTGGAATAACTGGTATTGCATTTGGTAGGCTTGCGGATTTCCCGTAAGGCGCATAGCCATATTGGCTGCCAAAAGGCGCGTGAAGGCGCTTATAAACAAGGTATCCATGACCTGTACGTCTTTTTCGTCTACTGTGTAGTCGGTGTAAGCGTCTTGTAAATTACAAGCAATGGCTTTGGTAGCTGTATCTATATTTACGATAACGTACGGAACGTGTTCTTGTACGTTTATCTGTTTATTTCGAATGTTATTTATCTTTAAGCAGTTTTTCGGATAGGCATAGCAAAAATCATATCCGGGTATTTCTTTATCAAGCAGGGCTAACTTTTCAATTCTGTGAGCAAAGCTCCACGGATATGCCCGGAGCACCGTTTCTCTTGTTTGGTCGTAATAGAGCTTGCAAGCCCTTGCGTTTTCTTCTTTGTCATTCATTGAGGTGATGGTGCCTTTTCCTAAATTGGAAAGCGCCATGTTACAAATATCCGTGTCTGTCATGTTTTCTCCTTTTAATAAAGTCGGGGACGGTGTTACCCGTCCCCTTTTCTTTACAACTTGTGTTTTTTAACGAGGTCTACAAGTTCCTCTTTGGTTTCTTCGCCGGTGTATTCAACTCCGGCTGCGATTAACTTAGCTCGTAACTCATTTGCGTGTAACTGATTTAAACTTCTTCCTTTACGGCAATCCTTAAAAGGGATTCCCGGCTTATCGTACGTCTGCATCCATTACTAAAGAGGCCGAAATGGTGCCTGCCGATTGGGCTGCGGCGGACGCCCATTTAAGGCGGAGATAGCCGAGGTCGCCGTAAGGTACCTTAACGGCTAAGGTTTTTCCTTTTTCAGCCGTGTAGGTGCCTAAGGTTTTAGTTCCTGTCATTTTGTCGTTATCCGCTGTTTCAAGCGTTACCGTACAATCTGCCGAGGCTCCGGGTAATTTAACAACTAAGGTTAAGGGACTTCCTGCGTCGCCTTTACCTGTTTTAATAACTTCGCCTGTTCCGGATTGTCCGGATAATTTCACGTTCCAGAAGAACGTATTTTCTGCATCGTATATCATGTGTTTCTCCTTTCTAGGCGATAACGGGTTCAGTTTCCGTTAATGCGTCGTTTTTCTTAACGATTAAGCCTGATACATAAAGCGTCGGAATGCCCTGGGCTAATTCCTGACGGGTTACGTATACGTTGTCTTTGTCCGAGAGGTGTAATTCAAGCATCGTATATGCCATGGGCGATACGTACAAGATCGGACGTTTCGGGCTTACAATTTTATTCTTTGCTACGATGATGCGTTCTGCAAAGGCTTTACGAGCTTCGGAGGTAGAGTCTTCGGCAGCTGCCTTGCAGTCGATATTACGAACGGCTGCAACTTTGCGGATGTTCTTAACGGCTAACCCTGCATCCCAATCAAAGAGCGTTGCAAGGGCCCGGTATTTACCGCCGTTTGCATCGATAGCGTCGATTTCGCCGAGGTCTTGGATATCAAGGCCCGCTTTAGAGCCCTTCGGATAAATGCCCACGACCGCGTCTTCGCCCCAATCGACGATATAGGCAGAGGTTTGTTTATTCGCTGTTTTACCACCAGCGTTTACAACCTGGTAGCCTTCTTCTCCGAGGTCGCCTTTAAACGTGTTATAGCGGATGCCGAGGCCATTAAACTGGTCCGGGTTTGCGTCTGTATCGCCGTAGAACATGTACTTAGCGAGATCATCCGTAAAGCCTTGGATGTAGGCTTTGTCTTCGGACATGCGAAAGGCTTGTTTATCCGGTGCCAATTTTACAAGCTTTACGTCGACTTCCGAGCGTGCTTCCATCAAGCAGCACGTGTCGATGATTTGCTTTGTCGTCGATTTTCCGGGTTTTACGCCGGCGTTTACACGGCGGAGTTCCGGATGAGGATACGACGTGCGTACGGTTGTTTGGTTGCCTGTGGGAAGGTTTCCTTCCATCCAGGGGATGTCTTCCATAATAGGGTTACTTTGAGCCATGACTTCCATGATCGTGTCGAGTTGGCCCTGGGGATTTAAGCGCTTACGCAAATCCGAGAAAGTTAATGCTGTGCTTCCAATCATATTTTTTGGTCTCCTTTTAAATTAATACTTGGAAAAATCCGTATGAGGATACATGTCGGTACTTGTTGCGGCGGTGCCTGCGCCACCCATTTTACCAGGGTCTTCACCGATTAAATCGGCAAAGGCTGCCATGGTTTTTATCATGGCTATGTGATTGCCGGCTCCCGTTAGATTTAACATCTGCGTAAAGCCGGGAATCTTTTGTTCGATATAATCTCTTGCGGTTGCAGCCTTACCGAGCGTTTCTTGATACGCTCCTCCTAACTCTTCTTTAGCTGCATCACCCCAGGACTTTACTTCGTTTACATATTGTTCCTGGAGATTTTTAGCGACGGCTTCTGCTACGCCTTGGGCATACTGGATGCCGTACGTTGCCATGCCGGCTGCCTGTTCTTGCGTTGCACCCATGCCTTTTAAGAGCGTTGTAAATTCTTCGGTGCTTTTTTCGTCCGCTTCAAGGCCCGCTTCTTTTAGTACGGCCGTAAAGTCGTACGATTCCGGTACTTGCGGAATAGTGCTTTCACCGTCGCCACCTAAGGCGGTCTGGGTACCCTTACCAATAAATGAGTCGCTTCCTTCTTGGTTAGCGCTCGTATCGGTTGTATCTGCCGCGCCTTGTGCTTCGTCTTGGCTTTCCGGGCCTTCGGCGAATCGTTGCAGATCAAATTTAAATTTCAATTGGTCCATGTCGTTTTCATCCTTTCAAGTTCTATTCTTTTTTCAGCGTATTCTTCTTCCATTTGGTGCAGCCATTTCATGCCTTCCAGGCCCATAGATTGAATGAGTTTTAAATACTCAAGGCCTACACGCCTTCGCCCTTCGTCTAAGAGCGTGGTTTCATTTGACAACGGACTGTAGATTCTTGTTGCGTCTAAAAGGCGGGCCATAAAATGTCGTCCTAACGGACTTTCCATAACGTAACGCAACGCTTCCATATCTTGGCTTCGTATGGTTTCTTCTATAAGTTGTGCGGTCTTTCGTTCTTTTTCGTGCATACCTTACCTCATTCCTAGCCATTCTTGCATAGCGGGATTGCCGTCGTTTGCCGCTTCTGTTGCGTTTTTAGCGGCCGCTGCAAGGTCCGGAGCTTGGGCTATTGCTGCTTGCTGTTGTGCTTGGGCTTCTGCTGCAGCCTGGGCTTCTTGGCGTTGTTTTTGGATTTCTTGTACTTCTTCGTCCGAACGGATCATGGCTGCCGGCACGCCTACTTGCGCTAAGTAGTTTGCGACCGCTTCCGTAAGGTTTACCTTATCGAGGACCGTTTGGTCGAATTGTGCAGCCTGTCCTATAAAGCCAATACCTTGTTCAATAGACGTTAAGCCACTCATCTTTTGTGCTTGGGCAAGCGGTGAGATGTACTCGATCCTAAACTCTTCGCCTACAATGTCTTGCAGCTCTTCCGGGATATCCGGGAATATGCCGCTTCTATCTAAGATGTTGTAAACCCTTTCAAGGATTCGGTTTAAGAATTCGTACTGAAGGCGTTCTACCACGGGTCCTAATTGTTGCAGTTTTTCCTGGTTACGGGCCATGACTTCCTGGGCCGTCATGCGGCCTTTATCCAGTTGGTCCAGCATTAAGAAGAGGTCCGAGGAATACGTTCTCTTTACCCTATCTTCCACACGTTGAATTTTCCCTTCGAGTTCTCCAATTGCCAGTTGTCCCTGGAATATGGGGCGAATAGCTTCGTTGGGATCGTTTATAGCTGTCGTGCCGCCAGGGAAGAGATTGATGTTTCCCACTTGTGACGGCGGTACCTGTAACGGAGGTTTTACACCCATTTCAATAGCGGTAATGGCGTCTAGCTCCATTTGCTGTAGCATTTTGGCGTCCGGCAAGGCGTTCCAACCGGGGCCTGTTGCGTAGGCTTCTGTTCCTTTTACCGTGTAGCGGGCGATAGGCACGGGCCACTCTTCAAATCCCGTAACGGCCAGGCATTCGTCTTCGTTAGAGTCTTCTACCCAGTAGGTCGATGTGAACGGCATCTTTTTGTTGTTAAGCTTGTTTGGGTCGTTATCTTCGTTCTTTTCGACGAGCCAACATACCGTGTGGTAGTTCTGGTGACCGCTTCCGTTATCGTATGACTGTTTTACCGTCATCGGACAATTGTCGTATCCGAATTGCTTTACGATTTGATTAACTGTCATTTTGGCTCTTCTAGCAAAGGTTGAGACTCTACCGGTTGCGTCACACGCCAGGGCATATGTACCTATGGTGTACGGTACGAATGTCACCGTGCCGCCTTGTGAGAAAATCCCCAGGGCCGCTTGGCCAAAAGGAAGTTCTGAATAACATTGGTGTATAGCGTTGTAGAAGTTCGAACCGGACAATACAGATTCCATGATATCGGCCCTTGTATCCAGGAACCGCTGCACGCCTGTGTCATCGGCCAGGTCCTTATTTCCGATGCCAAAACGGAACCAGCGCCTAGACGGCGGTGTGAGCCCTGATTGAACGCCTGCTGCAAAGGTATCGCGGGCTTCTTGAATGACGCCTGTAAAGATTTCTTCGTCGTGAATAACGGGTTTTCCCGCCGTGTCGTCGTCAAAAAGTCCGTCGTAGGGAAGTTCATAATCACGGATTAACTTCCATACTCTTTCCCATGGCCTACGAGCTTGAAATAAGGCATTAAAGCGCTGCACGAGCTTTCTTTTATCTTTACACGTGTTCGGCTTTACCGTCTTTTTATTTTCCGTCGGGCTTCTTGCTAATGCCGTTTCCATTTCTTTGCGCATGTTTTTCTCCTTTATCCCAGCGTGTTTTTGCCATTGGTTGTTCCCAGTGCCGTGTCTATAGCTGTACGCGTACTTTGAAAGCCACGTTTTTTACGCTGCTTTTCAACGCTATCGGCTGTTCCTTGGTCGCCGTTATTTACGGCCTGTACCGTAGGATCCGGTGTTTTAAATTCGGGGGATGATGTATTCCCGCCGAATAATCCTTTTAATCCACACATTTTGTATTACCCCTTTCTAAACGGATTGTATTTTGTTTGTGCTGCTGTTTGCTGCCTTTGGCTTTTTAATACCGGCAACGAAAACGTTAGGGCCAGGGCGTCTGCTTTATTTGGTGACGGTACGCCACGGGCTTTCATATGGTCTTTACTTTCCAAGATAATTTCGCCTTTTTCGTTGACGGATGCTTCGGGACCTATGAGGTCGTCTCTTAATACGTCGTCATCGGGGAGGACGCCGCCATTTATAAGCCAATCCTTCATCTTCCCCCATATTTCAGCTCGTTTATTGGCAAAACCTTTTGTTCCTGACTTTCCCCCAAAAGCAACCAACTTCCAGCTTCGTCCCATGGTTACGCCGAATGAGTAGAGCCCCGTGCCGTACCCTTGGTCGATAAAGACGGCATCCGCCTTATATTCATCTTCAAATCCTGCCAATATGGCCGCCATGGCTCCGTCGTTATCGTTTTTCTGATATTCGCCCAGGACCTTGCTATAAAGGCCTTGGCGCATGATGATTACGAATTGGTCGCTACCTGTCCACGCCGGGTCCACGCCAATGATGACGGGTGCAAAGTTATATTCAGCCGGCCGGAGCGTTCTTTTTGCGGCCGCTTCAACTATATCTACGCCTATGTATTGAGCGTCAGAAGACGACGGGAACTCGCCGCGGACACGGACCTTAAAGAAGTCTGAATCTTCGCCGTATTGGTTTTTCCACTGTTCGATTTGAGCTTTGTTTGATATGGCTACATCCCTGGAGTCTATTTTCTTCGTGTCCCAGTAGTTACGGTACTTAGTAAAGCATGAGTGAAAACGGCCTACGTTACGGGTAGGGTTTCCATAGCAGCACCAAATAATTTCCGTGTTCTTATCTGTTAAGGCACCTTCCGCAACTTCCCAGATACGATCATCTATAGCGGAGGCTTCATCGAATATAATAAGAATCCTTCGGCCCTGGTTGTGAAGACCGGCGAATGCTTCGGTGTTTGTGACGGACCAGGGAATGGCGTCAATACGCCATGTGCGTTCATGTTCTGCTTCGATTGAGAATATCGCCGTTGCCGTGTAGGTGAATAGCTCTTTACCGATGAACTTTCTGTGCCATTTGGCAAGCTCCGCCCAAGTCTTGGTTCTTAATTGAGCTTCAGTGTTGGCGGTTACGACGCCTCTTGTGTCCGGATGAGTCGATATGGCCCATAAAATAAGCCAGGCTACGGTCGTGCTCTTTCCTATACCATGTCCTGATGATACGGCCTGACGAATTACTGTGTCCGGAGTCTCCAATCCTTTAGCGATTCTTTCTAACTGCTCTAGCTGCCATTTTTGCGGCTTTTGGCCTTTTAGTTCCGGGTCGTTATCCCAGTCGAACGCAAAATATACCCAGGCTACCGGATCGTGAGTTAAGCGGCCCAGGCAGTCCATAAGCTTGTATGCTTCGTCTTTATTCACCAGCCGCTTCCCCTTTCTTTAATAATGCCTGTTGCAAGCGTTCTGACAGGTCCATGTTGGCGTTTATTTCAACGCTTCCGGTTAATTCTGTTTGTTGTTTTTGTTTCCAGTCGTCCGGTGCAAGGTTCGTAAGAATAAAGGTAGCCGCCTTTGTTTCCGGCGGTACGAACACAAGTTCGTTTTCTATCTTCTTTGTGACTTGTTTTCCTACAACCTTGCCGTCTTTTATGATGTCTGTTGTAACGGTCTGTTCTTTCTTTGGCATCTTTTTTTCAATGCCTACAGCCCTTTGAAACAAGGCGTTTTCGACCTGGGCTACGCAGTAGTCTTTTCCAATTGAAAGCGCCTCCGAAAACTCCGGATGTTTCTTCGTCCACTCATAAAGCGTTGATTCAGAAATTCCGATATAGGCTGCAATCTCATCGTTATGCCATCCTTTACGGCATAAGCTTTTAATGACTTCCAGGTTTTGGGCCGTGTGGAACTTTTTCCACGTTGTCGAACGACGCCTTATATTAATGTTTTTTCTTCGCGCGTCTTTCGTGCGCGTATCTGTGTTTTTAATAAATATCTTCTCGCGGCGAATAGGTTCGCCTCGTACCTTGTTTTTTGTCATGGTTTCTCCTACTTAAACGTACGCCTTCTCGTTGAGTGGTAAACAGGCGTATGGTTTATATCTGTTTCGTTTGTTTTTCGTTTTTTCTGCCATTTCGGCTCAAAGCATATGCACCGCTCCGATTCTATCTGTAGGTGCATGTTCACGCATATCTCGCCGTGGTTGTATTTACATCGTTGGTTATCGCATCGGATCATGCTACCCTCGCTTTACGGCAACAAAAAAGGAAGGCCTGCGCTATACAGGTCTTCCTTGTCTTATTTTTCTAGCTTACATGATATCACAGAGTGATATGTAACTTTAAGTACCCTCTTTGGCTTTTTTTAGGATTATATCAAAACTTTTTAGGGCTCGTCGCTGCGTTCTAAAAATATTCGGCCATGTACAGCCTAGGGCTTTACATATGTTTTCCCACTTTTCGCCGTAAAGGTATCTTCTCGAAAGGATGCTTTGATGTTTAGGGTTTTCCAACTTTTCTATTAAGAGCCGCGCCTCTTCTCTTTTTTCGATTAGCTTGTCCCATTCTTTATCCGCATCCATAATCATATCCGCTAGGCGTGCCACTTTATCTGCCATACCGCTTCCAGGTGTTCCGGAAACTTTATCTGCCGAATAATCCGTTCCTTTTAGAGTACAGATGTCTTCTCTATACCTTGAGATTCTTGTTTCCAGGGTTTTTAACTTAATATCCAACGTTCGGATTGATTGTAGGTACTTTACGGCCGTTATGTTTTCTACCATTCTTTTATGGTCTCCTTAACAATGACGTCCATATCTATGGTTCCGTTGTACCGTATGATGTTGTTTTTTTCTATTTCTCCGGCGTGTAGTGCTCGTAGCATCCATAATATTTTTTTCATCACTTTTCTATCTTGTTCTTCTTCTCCGTGAAATACTACTACGTCTTTTGCGTTTTGCCTTGCGACGATTCCCGTTTTTCTAACCCTAAATAATTGCAGTGCTCCTATGGTTTTCCCGTTTTTGATTATCAGCATGTCCGGATCTCCTTTGGCCTTTGTGAATTGTTTGTTATTGTTCGCCTATTACGATGCCTTCTTCTCTGGCTCTTAGTCTCAACAGATTTAAATATCTCTCCATTACATATGACTGTGCCTGGAGCGCGTCTATCGGAGTTTTTGTATTTCGGTCTAATCGTTGGCTTTTTCTTGCTATAGCAACTTGTAGCTTTTGATGCCGAATTTTTAACTGCCAGTATTCGGCAAGAAGCCTGTCTTTGTAGTCGTCGCTTGTCATGAGGCTTATGGTGTCTTTTAGGTCTCTTATTCTCATGGTTTAATCCTCTTTTATTTGTCCATTTTGATGGTCTCTTATGGATTTTTGCTCAATTATGTTTTTCGCCAGCATGATCATTAATTGTGACCGTCTTGTCTGTATTTCTCCCATTGTTGTGAGAGCTTCGTATATCAAATACCCCATTGCAGCGGCGGCCGCAAGATAACATAAGAATAACACGATTAGCGCGGCTATTAGTGCGTAGTCCATTTAAACTCCTCCTATTTAGTTTAGTCATCAAAAGTTAATTTATCCTGGGCTCTGTCGCCGTCTATATACCGGAATATTTCCGTTATTAATCGTTCGATTATTTTGCTACACTCGTGCGTAAACGGAATTTCACTAGTCGGTGTTTCGTAATTTATAACTCTCTTCGGCACCTTTACTTCGATGAACGTTCCGTCATTGGGTATATAAAATTTGGCCGTTATGGTAACGCTTGTCTCTGCCGTCTTCTCGTTATATGTGTAGGTGAGCTTTTTGGTTATTAGACGATCTTCGCAATAGTCCGGCAATTCTAAAATCTCGGTGATATAAGGCGAAAGTTTTTTTACCGCTTCAATTAATTCCGGTCTCGGATATTCTGCACATTTTATTTGGTATGTGTCATACGCCCTGGTGTTTTCGTTTTCTCTTTCAAACGTGATTTTAAAAACCTGGTGCTTGCCGATTTCGAAACTTTTTATTTTCCTGTCTAACATAGTTTGCTCCTTCCTTAATTTTATTAGCGATAACTGCCTGTTGCTAGGATAGTTCCGATGAGTGTCATGGCCCCTAATACGTACAATGTTATTCCTTCTATCCCTTCGCATTCATAAATCCATTTTCCCATTGCAATTAATATTCCCGTAAGCCCTGCTAAAAACATACCTATTCCGATTTGTTCCATGTGTTTTTCTCCTTTTGTAAGTCCGGTAGTTTTTCTATTTGCTGTAAATACTCGGCGACTTCATCGGCGGTCAAATATCCGATGACGTCGTTTGTTATCGGTGTGCTGTAGCAAATATCCCCATCCTTTAAAACAGCAAGTTCGAACAATCCCCTATCTCCGCCAAAACTATAACTAGAGCGAAGCACGCTTGCTCCGTATCCATTTTTAAATTCATAGTGATATAGCAACTTCGAAAATGACGGGAAATGTCCGCTTAGATCTTCTACCGGCTCGTAATTTCCGAATTTTATTTTAGGCATATTTGTCTCCTATTCTGGTCCATTTCGACCGGTTCATTCTCTCTTTGCTCCCTTGTCACCGTATAGGCTTTGAAGATATTCACGGCATACCGCTTCCCCTTCGGCTGCATCTTTAAAGTGCCGCCTATGATGACAGCTAGGGCAAAGCATAACGGCTTTTTCTATTTCGTCGGACTTATATATCCCGCAAGGCTCGTGGTGATGCTTTACACCGTACTCAACGGGAGCCCCGCACCAAATGCACGTGCCGCCGTCACGCTCGTAAACGGCATTGTAAAATTCTTTAGCAGCCTTTCCTTTTAGTTTTACTCTCTTCGTCTTTACTAAGTTCATCGTGTTTCACCACCCTGTATTTGATTAATCTACCTTCATAGACTCGTTCAATATTTGCCCAGCAACCTTTATGAGTTCGTTTGCCGTTTATCATTTCCACGAAATGGATTTTCTCGTCAGGTTTAAAGCAGCGTTTATCGTCATGTACCCAAAGGGTATTTTCTCTTCCTTCTTCGATGGCGGCGTATTCCGCTCGGTTTTTTCTGATTAGATATCTGATCGTCATCGTCACCCGTCCTTATCATCCGGTAGAACATATACGGAAAGCCAAAGGCGGTGTATCCGTACTGTACCGGTTTTTGTATGTAGTATCCTTTCGGAGCTTTCGGTTCTTTCCATGTCTTACTTTTTATGATTTCTTTTTTTACTTCCGGCTTTTTTAGATTTCTACTTGCCCGGTAGCGTGATTTTTGGATTGAATCTTCTTCGCAAAACGTTTCTCTTGTTTCTTTTACAAAGTATTCGGCGACTCGTCTTGCATCATCCGCCTTTCCGTCGTAGAACCGAAAGGCCTTGTAAGGAATTTCTCCGTACGGCCATAACTTTTTGTAATCGGTTCGTGATAGTCCGATGTTATTTACCAGTAGGTGATGATGAATTCGGTGCCCTTTACATTCCGTGGTGGCGATCCATTTTAATTGTTCGCCCAGCCGGTGATAGAGTCTTCGGAGCTTACGGAGAAAATTGTCTAACCTATTTTTGGCTTCCTTTTTTTCAGGTTCCGGTTCTTTATAGGTGAGGTCGATTCGAATGTCTTCCTCTTTAAAATTTTCAAGAATCAGGTAGTAGAGATTTTGGATTGAATTTTTCTCGTTTACTCTCCATTGTTCAGCCGATGTATTTTTACTGTTCGGGGATCTCGGCATCGTCGGAGTGTTATATCTTGACGTGTGGTATTTACAGATTTCGATTATTGGTCCTGCTTTTACTGTTTTTTGTATATACATAAATTCGACCTCTTGGTTTTAATGTGGTCGTATATTTAATAGACTTAATCTAGCGATAACAGGGCCGAAGCCCTGTTTTTTTCTCGCTATATAATGTATAATATATATAGACCATTTACGGAGCTTGCCGGCTCCGGTCTGCCTTTTACGTTAGACGCCCTTGTGGCGTCTTTTTTTATTGACTTCTTCTATTCGGTTTCTCATCTCTTCTACCACTCGTTTAGCCCTGGAGTCTTCTTGCTTTATTTGGTGTCTAACTCTATATAAGCACACCCAGGTTCTATGGCCTTCAAAATATTTGCAGTTAGGGCAAACGGTATCGGGGATTAATCCGTCTACCGGGCAGTGAATGAAACTTTTACTACTCATCGGGTAATTAAATCGACCAGGCTTATAGAAGTTATGAGATCCACTAAAACCAATGCGCCTATGAAAATACCGCCACACGTAGCATAGAATTTAATATCTTTGTTCTCTTCTTTAAGACGGCGGTTTTCTGTTAATAGTTCGAAATTATCTTCCAGCAGCGTTTTGTTTAGGGCCTTCGTTCCTTCAAGCTGCCATTTTATATCTTTAATATTCAATTCTTCTTCATATGTTTTTTTTGTGTTTATCCATTCCGGCAATGTGATTTTCATGATTTAACCTCCGCTCGGTAATACTCCATATACGTCTTCTGAATTAATGGGCCAGGCGTGTGTGATTTTTAATCCTTTATCTCTGTTATTTTCCATGTTGTTATCGTAGGCCTTCAGAAGGTAGCGTTTCTTTCGTATAAAGTTTTGGCTGGGAATAATGCTTATTTCGGGTCCTGCCCCTTCTTTTTCTATTGTGAGTCCTATAAACTTATTGCCATTTTTAATGGCATCTTCGAATACTCGTATGACTTCTACTCTATTCATTAATTTTCACCTTTCGTATGAGTTTATTTGGATCTTGGACGCTAGTCCCTTTTTAAAAACGACTATTGCCGACGGAAACGGAGCGCTTCCTTTGCCGTCTACGAATTTAACGCGACCTCTTATACGCCCTATTTCGTTAGCCTT